TAAGTCAACATATTGTTTAGTATCATAATAAAATGTTGTCGTAATTCCCAACACACTGGAACCAATCTCAGACAACTTAAATTTATCATCATCAACCTTGGTTACGTAATATGATCTTGATGACGATAGGCCTCCTGCTGGATTTTCAGTAGCATTATAGACTACAATTTCTCCACTAGAATAACCATGACTTGGAATATAAATTGTATTTTCTGAGGTACTTATTCCACTTGTTTTCGCAAAAATTAATTTATTTTGATAATTTTGACCTCTATTTTCTATAGAAATAGATCCTATTTTTTTCTTTTTATCTTTTGATTTAAATGCGTGTACACCAGACCCATATGCAGTGAGTCTTATGGTATTGATGCCAGAAACTGCATCATCAAAAGATTTGTGTATACTTACAGTAAACTCATCCTTAACAGAAACAAAATATGAAGAATTTGTAGATAGACCACTGATAGAAGTTTGTCCATTTGTAATATAAACAACTTCTTCAGCATCCCTAAACTTATGATAAGTAGAAAATCCAATCTGATTTATCGGATTCAATTTCACCAATTCCGCAGAAGAAATAGAATTGAAATCTGCAGAATAATCAAAACTAACTAAGTTTACTTTAGCTGATGCGCCAAATCCATTGCCACCTTCAATTTCTATTTTTGGTTCTTCTATATAATCAAATCCTGGGTCTAAAATATCAATTCTTTCTAGTCCACCAATTATTGAACAATGTCCCTTTGCACCAAACCCTTTAGGGTCTCTAATAGATAAAATTGGGGGATTAGATACATCATAATCCTCTCCGGGGGAAGAAACGACTATATCGTTAATCGGACCATAAAAAATATTGTCTTTTGATTTATAATTTAAAAGTTCAACACCGTTAATAAAAATTCCTGTTGTTCCGGGTTCAGTTTCATAAGTATTTCCATCAATCAATGGATTGGAAATTTTTCTAATTAATTTTTGAGATTCTAATAGCTTAGAACTCAAATCCCTATATGTAAATTCTTGAAGTTCAAACTTATTATTTCTAATTGTTGCATCAAATGAAATGTATTTTTCAGAAAAAATATTATTTCTACTTTTTGCTAACTTTACCTCTGTTGCACTTATTCTTTTAATAAAATATACACCGGCCGCAATTCCAAGGGAATTTTCAGTAGGTGGTTTATAAACAATAGCATCTCCAGTATAAAATCCATGTCTACCAATGTTCAGAGTTGTTCCCTTACTTAAATCCGAATAATCATCCGGTTCTACTGTTTGAGTAGAACTGTTGGGTGGAAAAACAATAGATCTATCATTTACTCTAATTTTTCTATTCAAATATGTTGGAAGAGACGGAGATGAAACATACAAAGATCCATCATTGTCAGAGTAAACATTCTGAACATTTGAGGTGTATTGATTTACTGAGGGGTAATTTTCAGAATCTACTTTACTTATTCTTCTCCGTATAATATAAGATTGGTTAATATTAAGTGTTGAACCTTCAGAACCAAACTGGACGGTTATTGATTTTGTATTATTAAAGGAAATTATATTACCAATACTTTCATTATCAGAAGAACTTATTAGAGATACAGAATCCCCAACTCTAAGTGAATGTTCTTCACTTAGATTAACAATATAAGATCTATCAAATGCATCAGAAATTGAAATATTAGAAACTGAATACTCTACAGGAATATTGAAGAACCAATTATTTGACTTAAAATCTTTAGCATCTTTTCCTAAAGTTTTTATTTTTATAACATCGCCTTTAGAATAAAACTGAGTATTTGGCGGTATGTTCAAATCTGCCAATACACCAAGAACTCTTACTGTTATTTTTTCATCATTATAGTTTCCATAAGTAAAATAATCTAATTTAATATGTGTTCCTTGAGGAATATCCTGATTAATGCCAGAACAACCAATAAACTGATTTAAAGTTTTGGATGTATAAGAAATGTCCAAAGAAGAACCATTTTCCAAATCCACCCTCAATTTTCCATTTTCTTTTGGAAATCCAACGGTAGAATCTACCTCTAATGTTCTAGACGCAGAAACAGTATCAGATATGATTTTTGTTTTGGGGTGAATTTTAAATTGCCCATAAACAGTTCCTATTGGCAGAATATCTTTATCATAATCTGCATCCAAACTGACTAGATAATAACTCTCAGAACCTCTTCTAATTTCTTCAACCTTTGTAATAGTTCCCTGAGCTAACTGCTCAGTTTCATCTTCATTTTGATATTGATAGAGAGTTCCGTTTACAAGATTTTCTGGGTTTCCTTCTACTGCTTGCAAAACCAAATCGGATGTAATTCTATACTGCGCATCTGAAGGTTGAATTAGATAATCTCTAGGGCGAATTATCTCTACATTCTGACCATAAAGCGCACCAAATAAAATTTTAAATGAATTATCTGTACCCTTTGAAGAATAAAAATCTATGGATTGTTTAATAAAAATCCTTTCATTTAATTCAGTGTATAATTCTCTTCCTTCAAATCCAGGAGTGAATTGCTTTTTTACTTTGTTTAAAAATTCTTTTAGGAAAAGAATGCTTAAATTTTGAACAGTTTCTCCAGATAAATGACTTTGAGATAAACTTTCTGAAAAAGTTAATTCATCGTTTGGTTTATATGCAGTGACGCCACTAAATCCGCGAACACAACCTTCAAATGTTGTAGAGGTTTTTGAAGTATATGTAATTATTTCAGAATCAATTAAAATGAGACCATAAGAGTCTGGAAATCCTGCAGTTGATGTTACATTTATTGTAGAATCAAAAAAAGTTACATCAGAACTCAAAGTTGTTGATTCGACCAAATTTGTTAAGGAATCAACCTTAATATATTGGTCAATGTTTTGAAGTAAATCGATAGATCCTCCCTGATTTTCCAGGGAAGTATAATATTGAGATAAAAATTCTGATACTAGAGGAAATTCTTCTTTTACAAATTGTGGAAGTTGATTTTCGACAATTGAACTGATTTTGATTCTGGTTTCTGTCATTTTATTATATTCTTACAAGGTCTCCGTTGATGTAACTTGATGTAGTCTTATAGGTCGATCCAGAAATATCTGAACCCGAAGAAATTTCATCCGATAATATATTTAACGTACTATTATTAATATCTAGTTGCAAATATAAATCCTGTAATCCAATTACATCATTTGATTTTGGAATGGCTGAAATTTGAATAACTGGTTGATCAAATAAAGTCTTTACTGCAGAACTTACATTTAATGGGAATAACTTAATTTCGCCTTTTTTGTAATCAATTCTGCCAGCATTTTTTCTGACAATCATAGGTTGAGTTGGTGATTGCAATTTAAAGAAGAAAATAGTTCCAGTCAAACCATCCGAATCTGGAATATCCGACATATAAACAGTGTCATTGATTCCAGAAACAGTAAATCCAGAAGATTTGATATTATATCCGTTTATATTTTTAATATGGAACTCATTTCCATAACAAATTTCATAATCGGCAAATTTATTCAATTCAACTCTCAAGTCACGTCTCATTATGACCTTTGTAATATTAGAAGTTACTGCAGAATTTGAATCATCAATAACTTTCAGATATTTGCTATATTTAAATCTGGCACCATACTTATTCAATTCATTTGAATTTGCATAATTTTTAATATTGGTGAAGATAATATCTTTAATATTATTTGGGTCTGAAGTTGAATTTGAATCATAGTATGCAGTTGTATCTGTTTCAATATACAAATACTTCAAGTCAATAATCTCCGGAACAATTCCAGCGACTGCATATTTTCTTAAGGATTTTTCAATATTGTCCTTTACCTGGTTAGAAACAAATGGACCATTGATGGGTTTGATGCTAATGAATACCCTACCAAATTTTGGTGGATCTAAATCTTCCCCACCAAACACAGAAACAGATTCTGCTTCAGGATAAATTGTGGGTATAATAGTTTCATAATCTGTTGCTGTTACTGCTCTATTTTGAGATGCATATTTTCTAGTAGCATACTTTTTAATCGATTCTACAGATTCTATTTCTCTTCCATTCTGAGAGGGAGAATTAGTAGTAATTAATGATATTCCATTATTAACAACTCTATTCAGATTATCTATGATACGCCCACTATAATTAAAGGAAGAAACTCCGTTTCCGAGTTCTCCATTGGTAATGTTATAAGAAACTTCAATATAATTTAAATTATCAAGTTTCTTACCAAATACTCCATCACCAAAAATTAATTCATATCTTTGATCTTCTATTTCTTGTATAAAGAAAATTTTAGATTCTGAATTAACATCAAATAAATTTTTAGATAAGATATATGGTCTTCTTATTGAACTTGGTTCAGTGTCTCTTACATATACACTTATTGAGTCTATATCAATATTTGCATTATTAAGAATAAACCTTTGATTTGGGTCATTAGAATCAACTGTAAAGTTGGTTGTTACATATGTTCCCTCATAAAGATCAATATTTTCAAATAAAGCAACTCCATTTATTACCGGAACAGTAATATCTTGAGGACTAATAAAAGAAAAACTTTGACCACCGAATGTAGAAACTGTGGTACAAACAACTCCACTCTTAAGAGTTAATGTTAGTGGATTTGATGTGATTGAAGTTGTATCTACAAAAAATGAAACATTGGCTCTAGAAGCTGCGCGAGAATTTGGAACGTATCCAATATTTCTTGCAAGAGAAACAACGTTCTCCCTAAGAGTTGCGCTATCAATAAAAACCTCATTGCTAATCATATTAGCATTGTATGAGGTAATGTAAGTATTATACGCTAAAACGTCTATAAGTGTAGATAGATTCGATCCTTCAAAATCATAATCAGTAAAATTTGAGTTTGCTCTTAAGTATTCACGAAGAGAAACTTTAATTTGATCGAAATCTAAATTAGTAAAATTAACTAGTGCCATTTATCGTGTTGGCTGAAGTGCAAATGATAATTGTTGGGGTGGAACGTCAATTCCTACTATTACATATTCTATAGTTACGTTAAATTCATTGTAATCATAATTAGGAGCAACTATAACATTAGTAAGTTCGACTCTTGGTTCATAATTTTCAATAGTATTTTTAATTTCATCTTTTATTACTGATGCTGTTACGTCATCAATATTCTCAAAAAGAGAGCGACTTACTTTAGAACCTAGATTTTCATTAAAAAATCTTTCGCCAGGGTAAGTAAGTACCAAATTTCGAACAGAACGAGCAATTGCACTTGTATTATTGAGTGCGATTAAGTCATAATTGAGTGGGTTTGCTTGAAAAGACATACTTATGTCTTTAAAACCCCTGCTGACTCGCTCTAAAGGCATAAAATGTATAAAAACTGTATTATTTATTCGGGTTTTTTAGATTCATATAGAGGTTCAGTGCCATATTCCCAGTCATCATAGTCCTCATCATTACGAATTTTTGCGTGAATTTCATTCTGATGGAGAAAATCATGTTTTTTTGGTGTCAAATCATCATTTGCAATCTCACGAAGCATTTTTTTGTTCTCAATTTGACTTTCCCAACCATATTCAGATGACAAATATCGAGTTCCCCACTCATTTTCCATGAAATTCTGGTCTTTATCGACTTTTTTGGTCATTTTTTAGCTCCTGATCTGTTAAATCAGAACTTTTTACGGGGTTGCTATCCCGTTTTTTAATAATATCATAATCATCTTCAAGTATTTCCTTCAAATAATTATCATCCCACATATCATAGTACGATGTGTTTGATAGAGTTTCCCTAGATTTACGTAGTTTTTGAATTGGTTGTCCCAAAATCAAATTATATTTTCCGTTATTGGTTTTAATTCCATTGATGAATGTATCATATGCACGACAGTCCTCAAAGAATTTCCACCCTCCATACTTTTTATTACATATATCTACCCACTCTTGGACTTCTTCCAAACTAAAATGGTCCTCAATGATATAAACTACCACATCCATGTCTTGAATGGGTTCTATGGCGCTTGCAGAGCACTCTACGATGCGATATTTTGACTTTGAAGCAAATGGGCAAATTGCAAATCCATTTAATTCCGGTCTTACCTTTGAGACCTCAGCAATCCAGTTAAAAATAAATCTTTCTTTTTCTGACATAAAAAAAGAGTGCTTAACTTATTTAAGCACTCTGAAAATTATTTACCTTGTCCGCGATACTTTTTCTTTCGTCCATTGCGAGAGGTTGCACTGAGTAGTGTACGTGGAGACCGTCCTTGACGAGTCTTCTTTGGTACTCCTGCTTCGAAAATAGTTTTACTCGATCCACCTTTAGCCATTTTGAATTTCCTCCATTTCTAGGTCATTAAGATCAACATCTTCTCCCGAGTAAAAACGCTCTGAGAAGTCTTGAAGAACCTCACTACAGTCTTCCATAGTGAGGTTTTGATAAATTTTACGCCCTTTATATAAAAGGTTGTAAGATTTTTCCATTAGATTACGCGAGTTTTTTCATGTCCAACTCTAATGCGAGGATCGCACCAGATCTCAAAGCCTGCATCCTTTGCATCAAGACAGAAAGAAACATCCTCTCCACACATATCCTGAACTGCACCAGATTCAAAAACTTGCATCTTTGGAGCAAACCAAGGATACTCAAGATTCTCAAATACTCCATTCTTAATTAAAACCCAACCAAAACCTGTGTAGTCTACAGTAAAAGGCTTACGACGCTTGCTGATTGATTCCACAGTTTCATGATTCATGACTCCACCATTCTTGCGGAAATCATCTTCTTCCAACCAGTGTGCGACAGAAGTTGTGAAACCATCTTCAGTTGCGTACCAACCTGCGACAACTTCGCGCTCATCTCCTTCATCAGGAAGAGCCATATCACAGAGTTGCCAGAACTTTTCAGTATTAAAAACAATATCAGAGTCAATCCAAAGTTGATAATCATATTGTAGTTTACCATCCCAAGGAATTTGCTTCGGACCCCTTAGAACATTTGCACCAAGACATTTGCATCGTGCAAAGTTTACCATTGAGGAATAGTCTTGAGAAATCTGAATACTCATTCCATTCTGTACTAGATCAAAGCATAGTTGTACAAATGCTTTTAGAAATGTAAATGAACATCCTCTTCCAGGTAAACAAAATACAATCGATTTACCCCTCATTCTTTCTTTAATTGAATCATAATCCCATTGTCCATCAGCACTCCTTTCAGGTGCCTTTGCTTTTACTGTAAATCCCTTTGCCATAAGAAAATCAAACCTTCAGTTCAAATTTTATCAGTCTATATATGCTTTTGTCAATGCTGACGCATTTCTCCTTTCAGGGTCAATGCGAAGAATTTAAAATAACTTCCTTATTCATAATCATCTCTTCATATGTTAAATCTTCCCTGGAAGTTCCCATATCAAGTATCTCAATCATTCTGTGCAACATCTCCCAGGTCTCCTCAAACTTATCCTTTGAGAGACTGTGATATATGCACTTATCCTTTGCATAGATGTGATATATTTTTTCCATAATTTTTCCGGGAATTTTTTTTACTTCTTTCTTATCTTGTAACCGCATTATATATGAGTACTATCAAGAATCCCAGAGGGAGTCCGATAATCTTAAAAATCTTTCCAGGATAGCGTATTAACCATCCCGCAAAGACTACCTTCCAGAAATTCCAATAGGGCGTTCTAGATCTCATTTTTTCTTTCTTTTGGATGATGCTCTTTTTTGTGCTGCGGTCCTAAAAATACCCTTTGCACAACTCATAGTTCT